GTAGGATCAAAATCATCAAAATATGGAGATACATTGAGATTGGTTTGTTGAGCCATGGTTGATTAGAATTGCAATATAATTTTGATATCTTCCTTTTGATTTGAAGATCTTGTGATAGCGGGGCGGTTGTCAGTGTAAATTATATTTCCGGAGAACTGTTGAACCTCTGGAGTGGAAACGCCGTTGGTAAAGGTTTGTCCTAGGTTATATGTCCTATTATTTATCACGGTTGACAGACCTGTGAACTCTGTATGAATTCCTAAGTTGACGCTCCCTCCAGTGATAGTCAGAGTTCCACTTCCTGTTGGACTTGCAGTAAATCGATTTAATTTATAACCTAAAGATGGATTAGTTTGAGCAGTTCCAACTGTATTAAATCCAGCAAAAGTTCTTTCTTGCCATATCTTTAGAACGCCAGTAACTTTGTCATAATTAATAACTTTACCCATTGCAGTTACACCAGTTCCAATTGTCTGTTCAACAATAGAATCTTCTGTAAACGTTGCAGAATCAAATCCAGTTCCTTCCAACTTAATGGCATAAACTCCACTTGCTTTATCTAAAGATAAGATTTGATTACTACCAAATGCTAATGGGTTCTCAATAACTCCAATTCTAGCAATTTGATTCCCAGTAATGAAGTCTGGGTTCTCTGTATCATTTTCAATTCTTGAATATAAAAGAACATTTGATGCACCAAGTTCTCTATAGATATCTTTTCCGTGACCACCTTTAGGTGGGATAATAACATCTAAAGTAGGGAATTCTGAGGGTGTTGCCACACCACCACCAATCAAATCAACATTACCAAACGAATATCCAGATCCCTGGTTTGAAACTACGACGCTACCGATTCTTGAATCATTATTAACAACTACTGTACACTCTGCTCCAGTTCCATCTCCCTTAATAGGAACTTTTGTGTAAGTGACGTTTGCAGTTCCTATTCCAGCACCTCTATTTTGAACAACTACAACTTTAATACCACCATCAACTGCATTGGTTCTAACTGCAGCATCATCTGTATTGGTTGCCCAGTCCGAAGGAACTGGCATATATTCGGTGCTGTCAAACTTTACAATATCAGCTGGTTTGATAGTATAAAGATATTTCCAAATATATCCATCTCCACTTGTTCCTGCCGCTCTTGGTTCTAAGTCAGTAAACTTAGGTTCATCAAGTGATGGTCTTCCATTTGGGTTTTCTGGATCTGTTCCATTTTGAAGACAGATATAAACTCTGTAGTCACTATTCAAAATAAAATAATTTGCTGAATACAGAGAAGTACCAGAAGAATTTTTTGGTGTATTGTTTATGCTATAATCATGTCTATAGTAATCATAAGTTTTACCAGATGCCCAAACATTCTTTCTTACTACTTGCTTTGCATCATCAGATGTGATTTTCTTAAGTGCGATTATAGTATCCCACGTAGAATTTTCATTAGCAAAGTCATCAATAGGTGAGGGAGGAGAATTATTCCAATTACTATCAACTGACGTTGGATTGGGTAAACCAACAAAACTATAATATGCATTCGTAGTGGTACTAAAACCAGCTAAGAAATTTTTAGCATTCAGGATTCTTATCTGATCAGTTATAATAGCAGACATTTTGGTTATTTTTTTAGTTATTTATTAGGTTACAAAACCAATTGACTTAATTGGAACTTGTCTGGTGATATAAGGACCTGTTCTAATTCCAACCACGCCATTAGATGTAATTGCAGAATAAGTGATTTCACTACCTCTCTCACTTAGAACAACTTTACCCCAACTAAATCTTCCAGCAAAGACACTGGTGCCAACTCCAACATTCGAGAAGTCATCTACGCTTACGACGACTCTGCGAACGTCAGTGATACCATAACCAATGGCAGATGTGCTTGCGGTAGAAACACTAGCGACTCTGTAGATATTATCTAGGAAAGTAGTTCCAACCCCAACTGTGGTTCCATCTTCTTCAAGAGAAGTAGTAGCACTACCGACGTTAGAATCATAAACAATAAAGTAATCACCAGTGTTAATTCCACTGAGTGGCGTATTTGGTGTTACAACAGCGTTATGTCTTAAAACAGAGTCTTTTTCAATCAGAAGATCAAAAACAATACCTGTGGAAGCAACACCAACCGAAGTCGTATTGAATCCAGTGATAACTCCAAAGTCTCCTGCGTAAGAAACTATGGTATTATCTTCCTCTGTTAGTGATACTGGAGGACCAATAAGCACAGATGGTACAGATGCCTGAGAGTATTGTTCACCGCCAGAGGAAATAGTTATACTAGTCACAACACCAGAGGTGATAGACGCGGTTGCTGTTGCTCTTTGTGTGGTTCCTAATCCAACAGGATTTGATATAGACACACTAGGAGTTGCAGCATATCCAACACCACCATCAGATATTACTACCGATGATATAGTTCCAGCAGTAGAAACAACAGCGGTCGCTGCAGCAGCAACTTTTTGACCAAAGTTAACGAGAGTTACTCTATTTTGGAATCCTACAGAAACTGTGCTTTCATTTGCAGGATTGAAGTTAGGTCTGATATTATCGACATATACGTTAGTTGAACCAATACCAACAGACTTGATAATGTATGCTGCAGGGAAGATATCAGGTTCATACAAATCACGAGACTTGCTAACAATTTCTCCATTGACAAATATGTCATCTCTTTGTCTACACCAGGTTACTGGTCTTTCAAAAGTGGTGTTTGCACTCAATCCTGGTTTAGAATATGCATTTGTGCCAACCACATTAACAGAGAGGACATCAGTTACAGTTCTCTCATTTTGATCGAAAACAACATTTTGACTTTCGATATTCAAACTATCTCCTTTCTTAACAGTATCTGTGATATCAATTGTTAACGTATCAATATCAGCACTACCTTCATAGAACAATAACTTCGCACTATCACCAAGTTTTGGTGCCTCTGAAAGTTCTATAGCAGAACCACCAGAGAACTCATAACCTACGCCAGGTACTTGTAAGATATCATTAATAAAGAGGAAAACATTATCTTGAATATTAATGTTTGAACCTGGTCTTGCAACAAAAGATAAGAACTCACCATCTTTCTTAATTGGGAATCTAGTTCTTGTTCCGTTAAAGAGATTACTAAAATTATCAATGACTTCAAAGTCACCAACTGACCAAGCATCAAATCTATCACTATCAATAGATTCAATAATAACTTTAAATTCTTCAAATGTCTTGGTTGGATCAGTTGGTATTCCTACAGTTCCACCAATACCGATGGTTAACTCTTGAGTGTTACCATAACCAAATCCAAGATTGCTCATCTCAAATTCGATTACACTAGAACCATTTCCAACTACAACATCAACTTTTGCTCCAGTTCCAACTCCACTAGAACCTGAGGTGTAAACCAAAGGTATATTTGTGTAAGATACTGGAGCATCAATGAATACTGTTGGTGGATTTGATCTTGTATATCCAACTCCTGGATTTGTGACTGCAATACTTACAATATGTCCATTGAGAATCTGAGCAGTTCCAATGGCAACGATGTTTGGAGTTCCTGTTGAAGAAGTTCCTACACCAACGTTAACTGTGGTTTGAATGCCAATTCTATATCCAGATCCAGTGTTTCCAATAGAGATAGAAGAAATAGTTCCTACTCCAGAAACTACCGCTGTTCCACCTGCAGCGACTAATGGTTGATATCCAAATCCAGAACTTGAAGCAACAGAAACAATAACTCCACCAGTAGGGATGCTTGCATTATTAATATCATAACTTACAGAACTTGCAGTTCCTGTGAAGGTAATTGAAGTAATACCTGATTGTTCACCAACTGTATAATTAGGACCAACACCCTGGAATACTCCATTGATCAGCACTAGAGTAGAAGTGGTGACACCCACTACATTTTGATGATCTGCAGTTAGAGTAAACTCTCTTTGTGATCCAGTAAATTGAGGAGCAAGATCATCATACAAGAAGTTTTCACGATATGGTTCATTAGTAAATCCAATTCCAACTGGTGCAGTTCTCATAAAAGATCTTCCAGAGAAAGATGCTGAAGTTGTTATACCAACCCAATCTCTATATGATGGTGGATCTGTTGTTGATGATATTGGAGAGTTTCCATTTGGTGGTTCAACAAAATGAACTGTATTACCAACAATATTATAGTTGCCTCTCAAGTTAGTAACTGGAGCAGTGATTGGATGCGCCTTTAGAGCAGTTCCTGCCCACGCTCTTTCAACTTTAATACCATTTGTTGTTCCAATACCAACGCTAATAATTTTCATTATCTCGCCAGTGTCAGCAGCACCAACTCTTACATAATCTCCAGCAAAGAATGATGAGATACCACTAAATCGTATAACCTCTTCAGTTGCCAAAGCATCTTTCGCCAATGTAGTAACAACATCAGAATCCGCGATAGGAGACTGAATCATATTATCAATTGTCAGAAGAACTTTCTGATTAGGATCAACTGCAGTAAATGTATGAGAATTACCAATACCAACCGCAGTCAACCCAATAGCAACAGGGTTCTTCGCCAGAGCATCTGCAGGTGATGCTGCAATTTTTATGATGTTCTCATCAACCTTAATGCAGAAAACGTTTTGAGGTAAGAAAGTTGTTGTACCAACACCAACAAAGGCATCGGTTGATGCAATAGCAATGAAATCAGTTTTGATACCAGCAACTGTAGAGTAAACTAATGATTGACCAGTGACAAAGAAGTGATCTGGAAGAGAAATTGTATTGTCAGTTAAGTTAACAATTGAAGTATCACTTCCATCAAAATTTCTCTTGAATATTTCTTTATTCTTATGAGTCAGTGGGAATGCTGTCTTAATTGAATTTTTGGTTCCGATATATTCTTCAGTACCAGATACCAGAGAAGCAGAGTCCAAATCTTTCGATTCTGGATCATCTACCAATCTATCAACAGATAATGTATTGAGGAACACCTTAACATCAACAGCAATATCTATGTTTGGAGTAAAGGTCAAGAAGGTTGTATCACTTGGTCTATTAGCACCAAGAGTTCCCAATCCTGCCGCGCTCTGACCATCTTGAGTATCAATCGTTGCGTATTCTGTTAAAGATACAACACTATCATTATCAATAACCATAAACTCTGAAATTTGAGAAATGTTATTGGTAGTGTCAGTAACGGAAAGAACACCATAGCAACCATCAATACCAAGAGTAAGAGAATCTCCATATTGAGCAATCGTAGTGGCAACTGGAGAATCAGTTGATGCTATTCCAACACCTTTTGCAGAAAGTTGAGCAAAAGTGTAATCTTGAGTTCCTACCCCAACATATCCTTCAGAGGCAATACCAATTGCCATAGCATTCAGATATGTGGTTGTGACTCCACTAACTGGTGTAAACTTAACAACAATATCAGATCCAGATAGAGTTGCTTCATAAGTTCCTAATCCAACTGTTCCAGAACCTAAAGAACTATTTGAATGTGTTGTTAGTTGACCATACTCAAGAGATTGAATATGAGTTCCAATTGCTACAACGCTGAATTCTTCAAATTCTTCATCTTTATTAGAGTTTTCAATACTAAAGAGTATCTTTGCAGCCCTTGTATTGGAAATATTTGTTCCAACACCAGTAAAGGTGAATACTTCAGTTGTTGCAGTTCCAGCAATGATGTGATTAGTGGTTGCGATACTAACCAAAGATCCTGGTTTACCCGATCCAGTTGATATTCCAATGGTTGTTGTTCCAATACCAGTTACTGTAGTTAAACCTGATAATTGATCAAAGTTGTAACTAAAGATTGATAGTGAATAATTGTTTCTTTCAAACTTGGTTGGGAAGAATTGTAAAAGACCATCAGTACCATCAATTGTATAGTCATAAGAACCCAAATCCACTTGAGTGTTAACATCACCATATTGGTTAATCATTGTTTGACCATTATGAGTGTCATTCATAACTGTTACGAGAGATATCATTCTCTCTCCAGTGAACAACCTATCTTTTGCAAGAACTACAAACTTAGATGCAAGACCAGTTGCTAATGGGAATCTTCTAATATTTGAGAAAGGAGTGGATCTTTGATTGCTATCAAACTGAGAACTTATATCATCAATAAGAAGGACTCTATTACTGATTGATTCTATAAAGTCGCTTATGATTCTAGTCTTGAAGGTAATCTCATCAGAGAACTTGAAAGTAGAAGAACCTAGATAGTTTTCTGTTACGTAATCGAAGTTTGGAACACATTCCAAATCATAAACACTAATCATATCAACTTCAATCGTTGTAGCATCTATTGGTGCAATTGATAAAGAATCTTCATCAATTTGAGGTAATTCAGATTCGACCTGAAGATCACTAAATTTCTTAAATCCGGTGCTATGCAACAAAGAACTTACAACGTTGTTCCAATCTTCAAAAGGAACTTTTGATTTAATTGAATATGAGAAGTTCTGATAATAATCGTTATCAGGCAGTCTCTGTTCAATTTTATTCAAGAATCCAATATCACTTCTCCAACCATTATCAACTAATGAATAGTAATCTGTATTGTATTCAGTTTTAAATTCATATTTCCTAAGAACTGTTGCTTTAGATCCAGTTACATCTTCTTCAATTACATCTCCAACAGAGAAGTCATTGGAACTTTCTATTGTAATCCTCTCATAAGTCTCATCCCAATTCGCAACAACACCTACCTTATCACCAGATTTAATGATACTACCTTTTTGGAAAGAGTTAGGTTTAAAGTTAAAACTAAATTGTGGGAAATTTCTTTCTGGAGTTAAAATAGCAGCAGAATTTTCAGCATCAAATGCACCAAGAACTTCATTTGTCTTAAGAGCATTGAATGAATACGTTACAACACCAACATTACCACCAAGACTTTCGTGAGTGCCGATTACAGTAAACAGAGAGTAATCATAATCTTGAGAGTTAAATCCTTTTGTAACTATGGCAGCATTTGATGTGGATGCTACACTAACAGAAGAATTCTCAACTAATACTTTATCTCCGACCAATATTGGGAACGTATCACTATAAACATTTTGCATTGTTGCTGTAACTGTGTTGTTTACGGCGTCATGCACTAAATTACGAACTCTAATACCATTTGGATTGTTGATTGGTAAAATAGTTGGAGTTATGTTACTCAGTGTTTGAGTGTTCTTACTAATAAGAACCTCTGAGGAACCTAAAACATATACCAGATCAATATCATCAAGTTTCTTACCAGTAGTTCCATCTAAAACAATTAATTCTGGTGCTGTATTATATCCTTGACCAAATGAACTTATGCCAATATTGGTAAATCTTGAGAAAGTTGATAGTTCTAACACTTGAGGAATATTTGCCTCTGGTGATATTGACATATCAGATGAATAATTAAATCCAATATTTTCTATCTCAGTTTTAGAAATTTTTCCAATTGATGTACTAGATGGTATTAAAAGTGCACCACTTCCAGAAGAAGTTGTTATTGTGCTAATACCTGGTAAAATTGAATATCCCTTTCTATTATCTTTAATTTCAAATTCAGCAATTGGTCCAAAGGCAGTTGTTGAATCTGTCGTATATGATGCATTACTATAAGAACTGGATTCTGGAATATCTGCTAAACTATAGTTGAAAGTATCAGTAGTTACTCCACTTACAACATATTTTCCGTCATATAGACTATCTTTTATCAATATTTGATTGTTTGAGTCTACATCGTCACTGATAACTATTTCTAAGTTAGTTTGCTTATTACCTTCCTTATCAATTGGTTCTAATCTATAATATAGAACTTTTGGAGAATGTGCGTCTACGGTTAGAGTTACCTTACCACCAGACTTTCCTGCTTCTCCAGTTTTAGTTACAGCAAATTGATTACTATTCTCATTAATGATATACTCTTGAGAAAAATCTCTATCCTTGTATAGTTTGAAGGCAAATCCAGGGAAGGGAGTTACACCTCGGATGTATGATAAAGAGGAATCACTTATATCAAAAGTAATTGTAGAATCTCTATAGAATGTTAGTGGTGGATTTACTGGTAATAAATCACCAGAAGCTTGAGATTGTATATTAACAAATTCTGGAGTTAGTCGTTTAGTTTGATACTTTGTATCACAAAGTTTTACATTGTTGGTATCAACCACATATGCGTAATATTCTTTGTTATCAATCAAACCAGTTGCAGGAGATGCAGAACTATGAATTACCTTTTGACCAGTAAATAGTCCATGTTCTGAGATATTAAGAGTATTTGAAGTTACAGCAACTCCGGCAGCAGCAAATGAAAGATTGTTAACAACCATCTTTCTATTGTGCGAATTATATCTAATCGTCTGTGTTGTTGATATTGATGGGTTAACGTCAACAAATACTGTATTACTTCTTACAAGACCATGAGTTGATGCAGTAGAAACAGTAACTAAGTTTCTGTTAACATCTCCAGTTATGATTTCATCAAAATTAGTTTGTAAACTATGAGTGTTACCAACTCCAGCAGTATGGAAATAGAACAATTCATGGTTAAATGTGGTAGTTCCTATTCCAGCAAACACTCCAGTGCTACCCAGTCCAACTCTTACAGAAGACAAACCAATGAAGTCTTGTCCCAAGTTGGCAACAAATATTCTTTGACCCTCAGATAATACTGTAAGATCTCCTCCACTAATTGTAGAAACACCAATTGGAGTTCCGCCATTTGCACTATAAGTAACTTCATCTCCAGTTATAAGTCCGTGATTTGGGAAATATAGATGTTGTCCCAAAATAAACTTACTAGTAATTCCTGCTCCTGGATTTGCAAAGGTTATAGTTGTTCCCAATCCAGTTCCAGATTGAGTGGTGATACCTAGAGACTCTGAAGGATCAAAATAATACTGCCTATTTCTTCTTGGTATAAAGGGAGTTTCATCATCAACACTGATTGTAAATCTTCTTGAGTTTTCAAATATAGGAGTTGAAATTGTATGTGCTACGCTTACCACTCCATTTTGAGATCTCAAAACTCTCAGTCTTGATGATATTCTATCAATATTCAGAACTTTTACATTTTCAGTTCCAATTGATAAGATATCATTTTCTTGTATCAGAGGATATACCAAATCTCTTCCAGAAACCTCAATGAAAGTCACAATACCAGTAGCACCATCTGTTCCTATGGCACTGGTTACTCTAAGAGCATTTGTAGTAATACCTACACTATAACTTCCCTCTAACAAAGAAGACGTTGTTGATACTCCAGATATGGATATAACATCNCCATCATTAAGATTGTGAATTANGCTAGAAATACCCAAGAATGATTTTCTTCCGGATGTAGGATAAAACTCAACATTGGAAATTGTAGTCTTAGCAAAACTTACATTGCTTACACTTACACCACCAACTTTGGAGACTCTAGTAGCAGAAAAGAATTCTCCGTCTTTTTCAAAAACAACTCTATCATTAACTTTATAATTCTTTCCTCCCGTTACAATACCAATATTATCAATATAACCTTTTTCAATGGATTTTATGATAGAATCTTGAGTGGTAAAATCATATGGTTTTTGTAAATAATCATATCCACTATTTTTCTTATCTAAAGCATATGCAAAAGTATTTCTTCTCCAATTAGTGTCATTCAAGTCATAGGTATCTTGTGTTGAATTTATATCATAGTTAAATTCATTTGGTTTTGATTGGAAAAATTCTCCAATCACATATGGGAAAGCTGGTTTTTTGAAGTTCTTAAATACACCATCTGAAGATGGATTCGCATCTAACGTTGTAAAATATGCATAAGTGCCATTTGGAAAATCTGGAGTTATACAGAATCTACCATTATACCTGTCTAATACAAAATCATCTGTTGATTCAATCCATTTAAAGTCTTCAATAAAGAACTCTTGAGGGAAAACATTAATTGATGGTCTGTTTGGTTTTAAATCTAGTACATAACCAGATTTCATTTGGGTTATATTTCCACCATTAACAGATTCATAAGCATAAGGTCCATAAATTGGATTTCCATCATATGCCCATCCAATTATGCTTGAATGATTAGTATTGTCTATTTCCTGACCATCTTGCAGACGTAAGTCTTTTAGACCATAAAGGTTATTTCCATTAGTATCCTTTTGATAAGCAACTTTTCGTAATTCTCTAGGAGCATATGCATGGGCAAATTGCAACTCATTAGAACTATTAATTGCCTCTGAAATAAAGAGATCTTCTGATGTTATAGTTTCTTGATCCTTTCTAACATTATTAATTGTCCACTGCTGCAACTTAGAAGTAAACTTGGCATCAGAACCTGATTCTACAACTTTTAAAGTTGTAGTTGATGAACCATATCCAATACCAGATTTGTTTACCTTAACCGAAACTATACTACCATCTTTAATTTCTGGAATTAAATTTGCTCCACTTCCAATTCCAGATACAATTATATCTGGAGGAGAGTTATATTGCTCACCTGGTCTGTTTACAATAACATCTGTTATTTTACCATTCTCATCAATAATTGCTTCTAACTGACCACCAGTTCCCGATTTTAAAGAAACTTCAGGTTCTCTTACAAAATTGATTATGTCAGATACTCCATATCCAACTCCAGAACTTGTTAATTGAACAGAAGATAATTGTCCACGGAATATGGGTTGAATAACTGCTTTAAAATCTGCCCCTCCAGTTGAAGCAATACCAACCTTTCCAACAACCTCTACAGATATTGGTGGATAGTTAAAACTATGTGTTCCTGCACCAACACTAGAAAATTCTATAAATTGATTTGTTTTAATATAGAAATCTTTTGCTGTTGTTCCCACTCCAACTGAACTTAATTTGAATTCGTTAGGATTGATTGCAGTTACATAATAATCAGTTGAATTTACAAGACCAGAAACAGCAGTTCCAGTAGAGGAGTATCTTACAATCTCACCAGTCTTATAATCATGTTTTTGAATATTAACTAAATTAAGTGCTGTATTGATTCCTACTACACTACAAATTCTTTCTTTATTTTCATAACCACGACCAGAATCAGTAACATTAATTGATCCAACAACAGATTTGTTGTTTATAGATTTGAGTTTTTGAACTCCTTCCCCTAAAGCAGATAATGTAATTGTGTTGATACCAGCAACCGCATCACTCAAACTACCATGTAATTTTACTACAAATGGATTCTGAACAGAAGCATAATAGGTAGCATCCGTTGATAAACCACCAACTGCTTTTTCTCCAAAAGTTCTGTAAATAACTCTCTCACCATTTCTAAATTTATGATAAGTCGTAAATCCAATAGTAGAAACAGTTGAACCAATACCAACTTCTCCTATTCCACTAATTAATGTAGAAATTCCGGTAGCATTAAAAGTAACTTCATTTGGAGTTGTTACTAAATTTACTTCTGCCTTTGCTCCAACTCCATTTCCGCCAGTAATTTTTACTATGGGAACTTCAACATAATCAAATCCAGGATCTAATATTCTAATCTCTTTCAGGTCACCACTTACCGCACATACACCAGTTGCAGCAGTTCCTACAGAGTCTGTAATGTGCAGGAGAGGTGGGTTTATGACATCATAACCCCCTCCGCCAGAGGTTACCTCCATAGAGGTTAGTCCGCCATAATAAACAAAATCTTTTGACTTATAGTTTAATATTTCTACGCCATTTATAAAAATTCCATTATATTTAAAACTATTTTCATACTTAATAGTGCCATCTATTGCGGGTGCTATTTCTCTATAGAGTTTTTGTCCTTTTACAGATTTTCCTTTAAATTCAACTCTTTCGATTCTATTACCCTGGACAGTAACATCATTAACTCCTCCAACAGGGGTTACAGACTCAAATTTTCCTGCATATAAGTTTGACGCACTTTTTGCTAATTTTATATTATTGCTATCAATCCTCTTTACAACATATCTACCTTCATCAAAAAGGAAACTTTCTATTGATTCACTAAGAACAACACTACCATCAGGTGCAGAAATTTCTGTAGTAACTTTTTGTGGAGTGTAATATATTATATCTCCAGTATAAAAATTATGATCAATTCCAGAGGTAAGAGTTATTGTTTCTTGACCTAAGGTAAAAAGTCCAGAAATAGTAAATTGTGAGCGAGCTGGTTCAACTGCAGTATCTAAAAATGAAGGTAAGGAACTAGAGGCAACTAAAACTTTTTCACCATCAACATAAGTATTTTGAACGTTTGAATTTAAAGTCGTTAAGTGGTCAAATACGAGACTTTTAAATTTGTTTATCCGTTTTGCTACCTTTACAATATTTTCTGGTTTTTGTACCTTATCTCCTCTAATCAAGCAGGTAGTTTCATTAAAAACATCAACAACATTAAAGAAATTAGTTATTGCAACAGTATTACTATCTGTTAATTCTACAACATCACCTATTCTAAAGATATTACTATCTTTTGTTACTAATTTATAGATATTGTTCGTAGATTCTTCTACATTTAATGATTCAACATCATAAAACTGCGCTGTATTTAAAATCCAATTGTTTGCTTTTAAATCTGAAGATATTTTACCTAAAGATTTTATCTTAATTCTTGAATCTTTTGTCTGATAATATGATTCTGCTGGTTCTTTTAGTTTATTTAATACGGATCTAATTTTTACCTTAATTCCATCAGTGCTTCCAGTTTCAATATCATATCCATAAGCATAAGTATTTTGATCTGCAATACTTTTATCAAGAATAGTCTTTGTTATACTTGTTGATGTAATACCTATGAATTGAGTTGTGGATTTATCAGTGTAAGTAACAATACCAGAAGTTCCATCACTATATGATATTGATAGATTACCTGATTGTGGAAATCCTATAGTCGAGTCTACATCAAGATAAGTTTGACCTACACCAGCATTAGCAATAATTGATGTTTTTGCGTGAGGGGAGAATTCGCCATATAGAAGTTCAGCAGATCCATCAAATTTATTATATGATGTATCAATGCTTATTTTGTAATAATTATCGGTTAAAATTCCTACCGAAATTTTTTCAACATGAGATATTGGTGCATATGCCTTATTAATATTCTCAAACTCGTCCTGGAACAACGTCATGTTCTTCAGGTTTTCAGGATCACCCTCTAGAGGTTCTACAACTAAATCTCTAGTTAATTGATAAAAAGCATTTGATGGACTAATTAAAAAGTCCTGAGGTCTTATGATTTGAGCATCAACATCATATAATGCTTTGAATAAAATCTTAAAAGAAGACTCTGTTCCTCTTGTAGAATAAAAATCTCTTGATTGTCTTATAAATTGTGCTTGATTTAACCTGTCAGGTAACTCTTGCGTCTGAAGACCTGGTAAAAATTGAGTTTTTACCTTTTTTAAGAATTCTTCTAAAAATAATACGCTAAGATTTTTTACAGTATCTCTAAAAGTGTGAGAAGATGCCGCAGATTGTTCAAATACTGCTTCCTCAGAATTATTTTTTGATTCATAAGAGGTTATGCCAAGAAATCCTCTACTACAGAATAAAAATCTTGTATCAGTTTTTGTTTGATATACAATTATTTCATCATTAACCTGTATGATTCCAAAAGTATCTGGAAATCCTTCAGTGCTGTATACATCAATAAAATCTTGCGATTCTGTAACATCGGATGCTAATAAAGTTTCAGTAATATTATTAGCATTTTTATTTAATTTTACATAATCATCGATATTGCTAATCAGATCAAGAGTTCCACCTTGATACTCCAATCCAGCATAATATTGTGAGAAAAATTCTTGAATTAACGGAAATTCATCTCTTACATAAGATGGTAACTGACTTTCCAGCAGGTGTTGAATTTTTACTCTTTTCATCGACATTTGTTGTTTTCTTACAAAAATTTATTTTTAATATTGATTATTATTAACATCAACATAACTTGCTGAAGACTTATAGGTTGATCCTGATGGATCTGCTCCAGAAGATATTTCATCAACAATCATATCAACATTAAAGCTGTCCAATTGCAGATATAAATCTTGATATCCAATTATATCATTTGAATGAGGAACCGCATATATTTCCATAATTTGAATTCCATCTTTATCTTTACCAGATACGATATTAATTGGGTTCAGGGTAATACGACCTGTCATGTAGTTGATTACACCGACATTTCTTCTTCTTACCACAGGTGTTGTTGATCCTGGTGCTTGTAAAGAATATAATGAGATGATTCCAGTTTTTGTATCATTGGGTTCGTCAAAAAGATAAACATCATCTGTTATATCTAGCACCCTAAAAGGACTGGATTTTATGTTATATCCTGTCATGTATTGAACATGCATATGATTACCAAAATCAATAGCATATTCAGCAAATTGATTAGTTGCAAGTCTCAAATCTCTTCTCATTTGAATAGAAGTGATATTTGATGTAATTGATGGGTGACTTTGATCAATTATTCCTAAGAATTTGCTATATTTGAATCTAGTTCCATACTTATTTAATTCAGATGAATCTGCATAAGTTTGAATGTTGTTTTGAATCGTAGAAGAAACCGCAGAGACATCTGTAACAGTTCTTGTGTTATAATATACCTTACTATTAGTTACAATATACAAATATTTCAAATCTAAGATCTCTGGTACAATTCCAGTAACAGAATATCTTCTTAATTCTCTTTTTATATTTTCTTTGATACCTTGAGAGACAAAATCACCATTTCTTGGTTTTATGCTAATGAAAACCTTGCCAAATCTTGGAGGAACCAGTTCTTCTCCACCAAAAACGGATATTGACTCTGCTTCTGGGTAAATTTTGTTTGGTATCAAGACTTCATAGTCATTTGCCGTAATAGCACGATCCTGTGTTCCATATACTTGGGGCGCATACTTCTTAATTGAGGCAACACTTTCAATAGAATCACCACCACTAGAGGGAGTATTAGCCGTAACACCTGATATTCCAGCAGTAATAGAATTTTCTGCTGCATCTTGCAGATAAACTAATCTACCGCTGAAATTAAAATTACTGATTCTATTAGCACTTGATCCAGAGCAAGTAATGTATGATATTTCAACTACGTTACCATCTTCAAGTTCTTTTCCAAAAATTCCATCCCCAAAGATAACTTCATATCTTTCATCTTCAACTTCTTGAAGAAAAAATATTGTGGATGTTGAATTAATTACACTATTAGTCTTTTGATCGATTAAAGTATTTGTTAAATCATACTTCACCTTAATTGTAGAAGTATCTGTTGGTTTAACTTGAACTAATATCGTATCAGCATCAATACCAGAGTTTGTAAGTAAAAATCTTTGATTTGGGTTTCTAGAAGAATATGTAAACGATTGTGTTATTCTTGTTCCCTCAATAATCTCTAAATCATCGAAAAATGCAATTTTATCATTTACATTTACTGTTGTATCTTCAAGAATATTAAAAACAAACGAATCTTTTCCAAATTGATTTGCAGTTACTGCAACTGGTCCTGCTTTTAAAGTAACTGATGGAGGGTTTGATGGTAAATTATTAATATCAACCAAGAAACTTACATTACATTTAGATGCCTTTCTTGATCTTGGTGTATATCCAATGTTCTTTGCAAGTGCAACAACGTTCTCTCTAAGTGTTGCACTATCAATAAACACTTCATTTGCAACCATATTTGCATTATATGAAGTGATATACGTGTTATATGCAAGTAAATCAACAATACCCGACAGATTAGACCCTTCAAAGTCGTAATCTGTAAAGTCAGTGTTTGCTTTTAGTACTTCTTTGAGCGAAGTTTTAATCTGGTCAAAGTCCAGACTACTAAAGTTTAGAAGTGGCATTTACCTTGTTGGTTGCAAAACGAATTCTAATTGCTGCGAGGGAACATCTGCGCCTATAATACTATATTGAATAGTGACATCATATTGGTTAGAATCAAAATCTGGTTTCACTAAAACGTTTTTCAGGTTGACTCTAGGTTCAAATCTTTTAATAGAATTGGAGATTTCGTCACGAATTGAAAGTGCAGATATTTCATCCATATTATCAAATAGTAATTCAGACACTCTGGAACCAAATATTGGTTGAAAAAACTTCTCTCCAGGTGACGTAAACACAATATTACGAACAGAGCGAGAAATCGCACTGGCGTTTTTTAATGCAACGAGGTCATTGTTCAGGGGATTAATCTGAAATGACGCACTTACATCTTTAAAACTGCGACTTACTCGCTCTAAAGGCATGGATGATGCTATATTAAGATTATATTTTATTTATGTCGTATTTTTGACTAAAATTCGTTGAGATCAACTTTCCCAATATTCATAATTTCGTCAATTTCTTCATTTTCGATGAAAATTTCGGTTTCTTTGACAAAATCTGTCTTTTTTGGCGTTTTATCGTCATTTGTAATCTCACGAAGCATCTTTTGGTGCTGATGATTTGCCAAATTGTCTAAAAAATCGTGATTTGTGGTCATTTTTCCTCCGTTTTTTCGTTATCAAAGTGATGTGAGTACTGATCATCGATATCAGATACTAATTCTTCGCGTTCTTTTGCTGTTTTCCAAAAATATTCGTCCTCTCTACCCATTCCAAGACGCTCATAACCATTCTCAACACTATAATATTGAGTTGAAACCTTAAAATCAGGCATTTTAGGGTCAACAGGTGTCAAACTATTGTCAAAAATACGCATTCTATTGTTTGGATAAAGTGCATACTGCCCATTATCTAGTTCAATCAAGTTTGATGACTTATGTTCAGCAGGATTTTCACTTGTTGCATAATCAACGACATCTGGATCCTGATGATAATTGTCTAGAGTGCATATGTATGTACCTTTCTGGATGCCAAAATCCCTTGTGTAGCATTCATAGTCCATAGACCCAATAAACTGCTTCTGAACCGCTACTACACCATAGTCCATACAGTTCCAGAACTGCAGGTTAGGAAGGTCCATATCGGGGTCTGGGAGCTCCGGAGACGAGAGAAAAGCGCTGATAGGTAGTTTATCATACATTGCCGCATATTCGGGTAAATACGTCTCAAAATAAAAAGCACGCCCAGGAATCGACTTTGCCGATACCCAGACGCCTTTTACAAATTCACCATGACCACTTTGGTGATCAGTGAGATATTCTTTACGAACCCATACCTCAATTGAAGGAAGGTTACAAATTAATGCAGCCATAGTAAAAGATTAATATATCTTTACTATCTATTTGCCTTGTCCCCGATAGCGCTTCTTTTTACTATTACGAGAGGACGCTGCCAATAGAGTGTGCTTCGAGTTCCCTTGGCGAGTTTTCTTTGGTTTGCCCTGCACATAAGTGCCGCCTTTCATCATCATAATCGAGTTTCCTCCAGTGTTAATAAACTTAAATCAAAATCATGTCCTTCTGATGCAGACTCATAGTATTTCTCTGAATAATCTGCCATGATATCTGCACATTCCTCTGCGGAGAGATTTGTGTGAAGAATCTCTCCGTCATATAGAACATTAAATGATACGAGTCTTTTCATGTCCTACACGAATGCGAGGGTCGCACCAAATATCAAAACCTTCTTCCTTAGCATCAAGACAGAATGAGACATCCTCACCACACATATCTTGAACATTGCCAGATTCAAAGACTTGCATCTTCGGAGCAAACCATGGATACTCAAGGTTCTCAAATACACCATTCTTGATCATAACCCAACCAAAACCAGTGTAATCTACCGTGAATGGTTTCTTACGCTTTGACATCGTTTCAACAGTTTCGTGATTCATCACTCCACCATTCTTACGAAACTCTTCTTCTTCCAACCAGTGTGCTACAGAGGTTGTATGACCATCTTCAGTGGCATACCATCCTGCAGTAATCTCACGCTCTTCTCCTTCTTCAGGAACTGCCAGATCACACAATTGCCAGAACTTATTAGTATCAAAAACAATGTCACTATCAATCCACAATTGATAGTCATATTGCAACTTACCATCCCAAGGAATCTGCTTGGGTCCTCTGAGTACATTCGCACCAAGACACTTACAACGTGCAAAGTTAACCATTGAAGAGTAATCTTGACTGATCTGAATACTCATGCCATTCTGTACCATATCGAAACAGAGTTGAACAAAGTTCTTCAGAAATGTGAAAGAACACCCACGACCAGGAAGACAAAAAACAATTGCCTTGCCNCGCATCCTTTCTTTGATTGCANCAATATCCCACTCACCTTCTTTTTTCTTCTTGGTGGGGACTGCTGCCTTAACCGTAAATCCTTTAGCCATAGTTTTGAATAACCTTCAGGTCAATTATATCGTAGTATGTATAAAAAGTCAATAAGAATTTTCTTCAGAAGCAAATGGAGATCTCTCAACCTCTTCATATGACAAATCCTCAAGAGTATAGTCAGTCTTCAGTAGACCAACCAATCCCTTGAGGGTATTCCACGTTACACTGAATTCTTCTTCTTTGATATTATGAAAGATGCATTTATCCTTCGCGTATATGTGAAATGATTTTTCCTTTGGACTCATTTTTTTCCGGGGGAATTTTTTTTTATATATTGCAATGACAAAGTGAATAATATATGACCCCTATGAGAATCTCTAAGGGGGCGCAGAATTTTTTTATGAACTCGAAATCACTCTCTCGATTTGTCACCTCTGTAGGTTAGGGTAGTTAGCGTTTTTTAACCACGCCCGCCGCCCCGATAACAACGCGCACCGCAAAACACTGCGAATTCAGTGTTACTCAAAGTCTAGCAGATATGGGGCAGAGTGTCAACAACTGCCCCACACTAACTAACACTTACGACTGCTTATAATCCTCTACGATAACATCGAGGACTGCCAAGAGTTCTTCACCATTAGCAGCACGATTGAGAAGACCAAGCATCAGTGAGCGGTTCATAATTTGAGAGTGTTGGATGTCTACACTATAGAGACACTTTAGAGGTGAGTAACATTAATAGACTGCTAATCACCAGCGGATAGGTACACTTAAATCCTCCACGTAGCTGTCAATAACCCTCTCAGATCCTTCAAGTTCAAACAAACTTTCCCAGTCAATATTGTGTGGGTTAAAATCTTCCAACGTCTCCAATTCTAACGTGATTCTATAACGCTGCTTCTGTGCCTGAGTGTAAGTAACTGACATGAGATTGGAGGAAATAGGTGATACTTTGTTATTATAAGATCTAGGAGGAATATTGTCAATCTCGCCACGCATATTTATAAGAGTCACTGATATTTTTTGCGTGTCAATCCCTGGGAATTCTTATCAGCGGGGGGT